AAACAAATTGATGCGACTTGGGCATCTGGAACGAATGCAGGAGGGTTGGCAAGCGGGGCGTCATTGGCGGCTAATACTTGGTACCATATGTTTGCTGTTATAGCTGGCGGTAGTGCGGACGCTATGTTTGATACGTCGGTGACTTGCGCAAACGGGGTTGCTAATAATTCTGTAACTTTCTATAGAAGGATTGGCTCAGTAAAGACAGATGGCAGTGCAAATATTTTATGGTACCACCAAACAGGCAACCATTTCCTAACGTCTCCTGTAGAGCTTTTTGCTGGCGCTATTGGGGGGTATACCACTTTGAACACACCGCTTGGCGTAAAAACAATGCCATTGGGGAATGTGACGGTTAGAGGCTATAACCATATTTATCTTGAAGATGCTGACCCAGATTTCGGGGCAAAAAACTGGAAAGCTCATACTATTGGAGGCACGCAAGACCTCTACGCCATAGTGCTACCTTTTACAGCGTACACCGACTCAATTTCGCGAATATATACCAGAGCATCAGCATCCCCCAACTACGGTTATATAACCAACTTCGGCTGGGTTGACCCAAGAGGTGAATATTAAAATGTATGTACACAGAGATGAAGATAACAATATAAAAGGATTATCGTATTTTCCTGATGGTAGCACCGAAGAAATCACTGAAGATGACCCAGAGTGCATTGCGTTTAGACGCAAAATGGAGCCGGTAATTGTTGGCATGGCACAATGCAGAAAAGCGTTTGTTATGTCTGGAACAACAATTGCCGATGTGGATGCCGCGATTTCTCAAATAGAAGACCCGCAAGAAAGGGAATTGGCTACTATTGATTGGCAGTATGGGACAGAGGTTAATCGCGATTCTGCATATGTTATTGCAGTCTGTAATATCCTTGGGATGAGCGATAGCGCAATAGACGAGCTTTTTTCTTTGGCGCAGACCCTTTAATCCGGTCGCAAAATATAGGCTAGAAAAATGATAGAGGTCATGGCGGCAGTTAGCCTTGCAAACAGTGCCTTCAATGCCCTCAAGTCAGGATTGGAAAAAGGCAAAGAACTGCAAGACATGGGCGAGACTCTTGGCAAGTTCTGGGATGCCAATGAAACTATCTCGCAGGCTGGCATTGAGAATGAGACAGCCACCTACGCCAAAAAGCTGTTGCAGGGCAAAAGCATCGAATCACAGGCGCTAGAAATTACCATAGCAAAGACCAAAGCAAGGGAGATGGAGAACGAGCTGCGTGAATTCTTGATTTACTCCGGGCAAGGTGATTTCTACCGCGAGATGCTACGCGAAAGGCGGGCTATCAAGAACCAGCGTCTTCGGGAGAAAAGGGCGCAGGAACTAGCCAAAAAAGATGCGATGGACTTGGCTCTTATTGTTTTCCTTTTTGGTCTAGGTGGGGGTGTACTAGCCGCTATCGTTGCTTTAATAGCAGAAGCCCAATAATATAAGCATGTATAACTTTAAGTCGTAGAAGGAAGTAGTTATGGATTTTCAAGTGTTATTTAACGTCGCTTTGTCGGTTGTAATGATGTTATCCGGTTGGATGATCCGATCAGTCTACGACGCAATTAATAAGTTGAGGAACGATCAAGTACAGTTAGAGAGGTTACTGTATGCGGATTTCGTTAAAAAAGACGATTATCGAGAAGATATACGGGAAATTAAGTCAATGCTTTCGGGCATCTTTAATAAGCTGGATAACAAAGAGGATAAAAAGTAATGGAAAAGGTAAAAGCAAAGGTAGTGGAAGGTTTGGAGAAAGTCGGCAAGATTGTACACGGGGATTGCGACTCCTGTCTGGGTGTGAAAACAATCGTAGTAGCCGTCCTGATGTTACTCATTATAGTAGGGTAAGTTGTCCGTGGTACAGAGATAAGTGGGATTGGTGATGAAATTTCTAAAGATTAAGAATCTAGTTGGCGCGGTTGCGCCTACACTTGGTGCCGCAATGGGTGGGCCTCTAGGTGGTGCCGCTGGGAAAATAATTGCTGGTGTTTTAGGTTGCGAACCTTCCGCTGGGTCTATTGAAAAGGCTATGCAGGAAGTAACGCCAGACCAACTAGCTGAGATTAAACGCCAAGAGCTTGAATTCGAAGCTCAAATGAAAGAAATGGATGTAGATTTGTTTGCCCTACAGACCGCTGATATTCAGGATGCACGTAAATATTTTGCTAAAGACTGGACACCACGAATAATTGCAGTGACTTTAGTTGCTGGGTTCCTAGGTTATATATTTATGATTACTGTAGCAGACCCAGAAGATAATCCTTTAGAAATCATAAACTTAGTGCTTGGTTGGTTAGGTGGTACTACAAGTGCAATCATAAGTTTCTATTTCGGTGCATCCAATACTAAGGACGATAAATGAGTAAATTAATTGAAATGCTCCGAAGACATGAAGGAGTAGAGACACACGTTTACCTAGATACTGAAAATCTTGAGACTATTGGCGTAGGTAGAAACATTTCAAAAACAGGTTTAGGTTTGTCGGATGATGAGGTAAACTACCTTTTGCAGAATGATATTTCCCGCGTAATCAACGAGTTAAGCGGTGCTTTTCCTTGGTTTTCTGGGCTAAACGAAGCCCGTAAAGATGCCATGATTTCGTTAGGATTCAACCTAGGTTTACCAAGGTTGCTTAAATTTAAAAACGCTTTAGAATCAATGAGTTCTGGCGATTTTGAATCTGCATCTGAGCATTTTTTAGACAGCAGGTGGGCAACGCAAGTAAAAAATAGGGCTATTGAATTGACTGACATGATTAGGTCTGGGGAATATGCCGATACAAAAAATTCAATTTAAGCCCGGTGTAGATAGAGAAACTACTCGCTACAACGCCGAAGGCACATGGTACGAGACAGATAAAGTCCGTTTCCGCCGTGGTATGCCCCAGAAGATTGGTGGTTGGGAGCGTATCTCCTCAGACACGTTTTTGGGTGTGTGTCGGTCTATGTTCAACTGGGTTACTCTAGGTGGACAAAACTTAGTATCAGTCGGTACTAACATCAAATACTATATCGAACGTGGTGGAGCTTATTACGACTCTACCCCCTACCGCCTTATTTCCGGTGCCGGAGATGCCACATTTGCTGCTGTTGATGGCGATGCTACCATTACCGTAACTGAAGCAGACCACGGAACTGCGGTAGGTAGCTACGTAACTTTTTCCGGTGCGGTTAGTCTAGGTGGCAACATTACTGCCGATGTACTTAATCAAAACTACATAGTAGCTAGTGTAGTGGATTCAGCCAATTTTACGATAGAAGCGGTCGATACTTCTGGTGTAACGGTGTTGGCTAATGCTTCTGACACTGGTAACGGTGGTGCTTCTACTGTAGCTTCTTACGAAATAGTCCCCGGAGCGGAGTATGCAGTACCTTTTTCCGGTTGGGGTGCGGGTACATGGGGGTCTAACACATGGGGTGTAGGGGCTACCACTACTGCAAATATACGTCTTTGGAGTCAAGCTAACTTTGGGGAAGACCTTATTTTAGCTGACCGTGGCGGGAGTATTTATATTTGGGATGCTAGTGCTGGCGCTGAGGAAGGTAACAGAGCAACACTTTTAACCTCAGCAATAGGTCAATCTGGTGTACCGACCATAGTAAATTACACTACCGTATCTGATATATTCCGTTTTGTATTTTGTTTTGGTTGCAATCCGGTAGGCTCTAGCGTCCTTGATCCTATGCTTATACGTTGGTCAGACCAAGAAGACGCAATAAATTGGACACCTCAAGCGACTAACCAAGCTGGTAGTTTACGTCTTTCTAACGGTAGTCAAATAGTTACCGCCATTCAGTCAAGACAAGAAATGTTGGTTTGGACAGACGCCGCCGTCTACGGCATGCAGTATCTGGGTGCCCCAGAAGTGTGGGGGGCTAATTTATTAGGTAGTAACTTAACAATAGCCAGTCAGAACGCGGCTATAATTGCCAGTGATATTGCTTACTGGATGGGTAAAGATAAGTTCTACAGCTATGACGGTGTGGTTAAAACACTACCTTGTTCTATTCGTAGTTATATATTCGATGATTTTAACCAACAGCAAACCGATCAAGTCATATGCGGTACTAATGAGAGGTTTAACGAAGTGTGGTGGTTTTACTGCTCTTCAGGTTCCACTACTGTGGATAGATACGTTATATATAACTATGGGGAAGATGCTTGGGCGTACGGTAACATGGCTAGAACCGCTTGGATTGACGCTGACTTACGAGAACTCCCATTAGCCGCTACGTATAGCAACAACATAGTAAAACACGAGATAGGGTACGATGACAAAGAAACATCTTCGGTATACCCAATTACTGCTACGTTAGTATCAGCAGAGTTTGATCTAGACGACGGCGACAGAGCTATGTTTATTTCCCGCGTCTTACCTGACGTTACTTTTGCAGGGTCTACTG